ATTGGTGTCGATACCCATTGCGGCGGCCAATCGGCTCCAGTATTCCGTCAGGTTGATGCGCTGCAGCGTGTCGTCATTTAGCTGTGCAGAGATACTGGCACCCGTAGTCATAAACTGGATCAGACGCTCCATGTCATTGCCACGGCCAATACCCTGAACACCTGTCACGATGGCTGGCTCAACCAGCCCTTTAGGCAGTTCGGGTACATCACCTTCTGAGCTGAGAATATGTAGCACACGGCGGGCCATGGGTAGCTGTAGCTCATCACTCAAGACGCTATACAGTCCACCTCGGGTCTCATCAAGTTGCTGTGCCATCATGCGGATTTCTTCTGCAGTCACCCGCTCGGCGTCACGTTGAATGGCATCGTTTGCCAGGAACTGAACAGACAGCCTGCGCTCAATAAGCTGCATGTGCTGAATGGCGCTGCTAAAATCTCCGATGTTATCAGCGCCCAGCACTGTTACGTCATTGGCTGAACCTGTCACCACGTCGCCATTCTCTGCATCAGCAATCTCTTTTGCTGACGTGACACCGTTGGGATTGACGAGGAACACACGTTTGCTGCCCATCAGATTCCCCTCGGCAAGCGCCTTGCTCAATGCTTCCAGGGTGGACAGATCCCCGATGACTTCCTCTACGAAACCACGTCCGTAGGATTCTCCGCTGACCCGGTTAAAGCGGAGCAGAATCCATGGGCTTCGATCAATCGGAGAAAACCCACCTTTGCCGCTAAGTCGTTTGCCTGCATATTCCTGATACCATTCAACCTTTCCTTGCTCGTAGTCATACTTGACGTGAGTATAAAGGTGAATGGTCTTGCTGCCATCTTCTGATTGCTGGCCAACAACTTCAGGGCTGACAATTTCTCTGATGACAATTTCGGTAGGGTTGCCCTCGGGATCGCGGTCGCACACAAATGACCGCAACGGGTAGAACCTCACACGCTCAGGGCTGAAATAGAACAGGCCATTGCCTCCGCAGATTAGATGCTTCATGGCTTCGCTCATTGCGGAACGGGCTTGCATCTGGTCAAGCCTGGCACTCACCATGCGTTCGATCATGCTGAGTGCCTGATCGACCCGAGACTGCAGCGACTGTGTTTCCTGGCCCGTCTGCTTTGCGTATTGCTCCAAACGAGTCTTGTTAATGACAAGCCTCAGGAATGGCTGATTAGGCGGCAGTAACACCATCAACAGCTTGGCGGCAAGTCCATTAACGCAACGTGCCCCGACACCTTGATACAGGCTATCAAGGTAGGCATTCTTCTCTGCCGCTACAGTTATGTCAGTATTTGGAATCAGCGACGGGATCGTGAGGCTGCTGGCTGCCATGGCCCGGTCGAGGAATGCTGCCCGCCTGGACTCCAGGGCTGACCAGCGGGATTGAGCTGTGGCGTCAGTGTTCATTTGTTGCATCAGATGATCTGGAGTCCAGCCTGCGTAGGTTGCGTGCGCTTACCGCTGACAATCTGCAGGTTGCTCAGCATGTTTGCGCTATTGGTGCCGACAATCCCGCGACGGCTGGCCGCCAACACCGGAGCCATTGCCGTGGGATTCGGCGGTGGGACATAGGCATTTTGCAGATTGGATGCCTTCTGCTGAGCCGTGATGTATGCGGCCTGCTGATCCTGCATCGACTTGTTTAGCAGGTCGTAGTTTGATTGGTATGCCTGCTGATCCTGAATGCGTAGCTGGTTCAGCTTGTCGATTGCTGTCAGGCTGGATTCAGAGATTGCCTTGATCTGTGCATCAAACGCTGATCGAAGCTGATCGACTTGTTGCTGATTGCCTGCTTGGATAGTGGCAGTCTGCTGGGCAAGCTGAGCTGTTTGCTGTGTGAGCTGATTGGTTTGCGCCTGCGCCTCGGCCTGTTGATTCCTTGCAACGTACTGGTTGTATGCAAGCTGCGGCCAGTCGCCCATCATTTTCTTGGGCGGTTCACCGGGGCGACCGGCTACATACTGCGAATACCACTCACCGTAGGTCAGCATTCTTGTGGAGCGAATGGAGCAGGCGGACTACTGCCCGCTGCCCTCCACGATAACGAATGCTGTCCAGCGTTTCATCGAGCCCCGGCGACTGCTCAGGGAACAGCGCGTCCAGAGCCGTCAGCAGCTCGTCTGTCAGGTTGGCGGCAATAACTCGCCGGGCAGCGGCGGCGTCCATGGGATTACCTGATGGCTCTGCCAATCGTAATCCTCGTATTTGAGAATGCGAACCAGATTGCCCATTAGTAGAGCCTGCGCCGCCGCTTCGGTCTCGTCCCCACAGGTGCGCTCAAACTGTCGAATAACCGCCTGCCAACATTCCAGATCCGAGGATGCCGATTCCAGAACGTCATTCGCCCGCTTTGCTCCGATTCCCTTGCAGCCTGGGATGTTGTCTGTTGAGTCACCTGTGAGGATTTGCCTGTAAAAGAATTGCGTTGCTTGTTCATCGCTGATACTCCACTCATCCCCCTGCCAGTAGTGAATGCCAGGGATTTGGTCAAGGTCCTTGTCGCCACTGACGATAACACAGGCTTCCCCTTTGTCTCTGCAGGTTGACGCCAGCATAGACACCAGATCGTCTGCCTCCAGGGTCGGCAAGCATTCGCAGACGTAATGCTGCTCCAACCACGCGATCATGGCACGATAGCCAATAGGCTTTGGCTTGCCTTTGCGGTTGGCCTTGTAGGCAGGGAAGATTTGTTTGCGCCACACGCGATTGCCTGTAAAAGCAATGTATAGGTCTTGCTCAACCGCACCAAACCGATCAAGGATCAGGCCAAGCTCATCAGTGACCTTATCCCTGGCCGCAGGTAGATCAGCCCATCGGGTCCACTGATCGTCGCCCAGTTGAACCTCAACCTCTGTGACACACAGGGTTGAGTAGAGAATCATGTCGCCGTCAACGAGAACTTTCATTGGTCTTTCCTTGCAGGAGTTTAAGTGTTCGCATCCGTTCCCCGTACCATGAGTGCAACAATGACTTGCACATAGAACGAAGAAACCCTATGTCATCGCACTTGTCAATAGAGCGTAGTTGAACCTCCATTGACAAGCGTTCTTCAAGCGGTAGTTGAATCTGGTCACTCATCAGGACAGGTGCGTAGAACGAGGGTGAACTTCTCAGTGCGGGTGCGCTCCACTGAAGTCAGAACACCCGTTGGGTGCCCGCCCATGCTCCAGTAAGCCCGCAGATAATCGGGGCGGCCAGAATCCTCATCGGTGACGATCAGGTGGCCCATGCCCTTGTGGAACCAAATGTCACCAGGGCGAAAGGTGTCAGCCATCATTCACTTTCGTCTGCCGCCCCAATGCTCTCGCGCAGGTCCGCAAGCTGCTGCCTCACATGCGCTAGCTCGGTAGCTGGGGCCGGCTGCTGCGTGGCCTCTAGCGCCTCGATGCGGGCGCGGAGTTCAAGGATGCAACTCAGGCCAGCAGATCCGTGACGGCGGGCAGATGTATCAACGCTTCGCCAGTGCCTTTCAGTGGCGCGGTAGCCGCTAAAGGACCCCACGCTCGCGGTTGTGCTGACTGGATTGGAAGTAGGCGTCAATGTCTCGGAAGTTGATGACGGTAAATTGGGGATTGGCATGGAGAAAACTTGCAGTGGGATAGATGGGGATAGGGGCAGTAGCGTTAAACTCATTAATGGACCAGTAACCATTGAGCAGCCCACGCTCAAGAATTACAATCAGCTCACCTTTAGTCAGTAATTGATTCATAATCCCTGGCCTGTTGGAGTAGGTTCTGCCATTCCTCCCCGTCGATGGCGGGTGGTGCCGGGGGCAGTCGAGGCGGTTCAGGCACCGCCGGAAGCCCCGCAAGGGCTGCCGCTTGGGCGGCCCCCTGCAACTGGTAGGCCGCTGCATTCGCGGGGTCTGGCGGGGCTGCCAGGGATCGCGGAGCTGTCGGCAGCAGCTCCAACTGCCACGGCTGCGGGGATAGGTAGCGCGGCAGATCAGGCCGGAATCCCCAGCTCCGATTCGCCAGGCCGTTTTCCGATCGAAACAGCGGACTCATCAGCTCATCCCAAGTGGGATACCGGATAAAGTCACGGGTTGCTGTGCTTTGTATCCACTGCTCAGCTGCCCACATCAACTGTGGACCTGTCACCTCGGGGTAACTGCCTTGAAACGAGACATACTTGAGCTGGATAATCTGCGGCGGCCAGCGATCGGCCTCTTTAATCCGCAACTGAGCGGCCACCATTTCGGCAACCGCTACAAACGTCTCAATGTTTAGCGTGCGTTCCATTGATCTATCGCAAGCTGAATACGGTTGGGCTTCACTTCATGCGGCTGGGCCAGAAGCTCAGACTTGGCGATGTATTCGGGCTTGAGACCCATCCAGCCATTCTCAATCCCGGCATTGACAAGGCGTGCAGCGTTGCCAGTGCCGTTCTTAAGATCCGCTGCATACATGACTTGGACTCGATCGCTAGATGTAGCAAATGCTCGTCTTGTCCATACAGCTCGCGCACCATGCTTTGATCGTCGAGAGCTGTTCCACCATTCAATAATTCCAGATCGTATGTCATCAGGAAGTCCCTCCAACTCATTTTGGACATGGTTTTGTGTGATGGGGTAGAAAGTGGCTTGCTTGTTTTTGATCGCTTGACCGCACGTGGGGCAGCGTTCGCTCATTGACATGGCCCCCATTCGCCGCACCATTCATCCTCTCCATTAGCAGAACGATAGTTGATGATGCTGATTGTTCCGATCAGGAATGAATCCCGCAGCGGGTAGCGGCGGCAAACTCCTAGAGTCTCGGCCTTGTATTGAAAGTGACAGCAGTTGCCGCACTTCTGTTCCTCGTGGGGTGGGTAGTTATCCATTTTGAGAAGGGCTAAAGGAAACGGTTTCACCTTGAATCCAGCGGCGCAGGAACCAATCAGGAATTGGTATCGGGCACCAGCACACACCATTGCGTGTGGCCCATTCGGCATAGGTGGTGTCTGACGTTTTCGACAGCCGTTGGCTGGGGCGCTGCAAGGCAACGAAGATCCGCAGCCGTGGATTGCTAGCGATTACGTTCAGAAACTTGGCCCGATCGGCTGGGGCCCACAACCCTTTGACTTCGATGTAGACTTCCCCGATCCGATAGTCGGGGACGTATCGACGAATGGATGGGACCCTGTAGTTAATCCGTTCGGCCTCGTATTCCGGTTGATAGCCCAGCGCCTGTAGCTGGGCCTCGACCGTGTGCTCTAGTCCTGACCGACGCCGATCAGAATGGGATTTCATCGCTGTTATCCGGCAGGAACGGACCGCCATTGTTGGCAGCAGCAATCACCTGTGACGAATCATCGAACGGGTCCCAACCATCGTCCATCGGCGGTGCACTTAGCACGTTTGCTGCGATCGACTTAATCTGTGCCCCTTTCAGGTAGAAGGCAACACCCTTGGATTGGTTGTCATAGACGAAAGGGCTGAAGATGATTCGCCCCACCGACCCATAGGTGATTTCAGGAGGATTCTTGACCATCTGCCCTTTAGAGGACAGGATTACCGGCGGGGTCGAGTCGTAGCCTTTGCGCGTCTTCACGAGACGCTTAAAGCTCAGGTCGATTTTGCCTTCGATGATCTCGTACTGGTCATCACTGATTCGGCGCCGGGCGGGCCGGTAGGGGAAATTAAGGTATTCCTCACGGCCTTGGCGATTCTTCCAGGTTGCCGCCGGGGGGAATGTGGGGTTGTCCCTGCGGTACTCGGCCAGGACTTCATCAACCAGCGCAATGATTGGCTGTGCCTCATCAAGCGTGATGCGCAGTCCGCACTGCCAGCAGCCGTTACTGCTCAGGTCTGCACCAGCCGTCACCAATGACGGATAAAGAATCTCTCCAATAGGAGTGATCTGATCTTGCATTTGTGCCATTTGGGATTCACGATTTAGGGGAACGTGTTAGCGGACTTATGGAATGCCGCTTAGGAAAACAGCCAGTGGTTCTCTCCGATGGCGGAGGATTGCAGCGTCCCGACTCTTGGCGGAGGGGGAACGTTGCACCCAGTCAACATTGAGACGTAGCCGTGGAACTGAGACAGGTGATCGGCGCAATAGAAGCGTGACCACTGATCCCTCAGTTCCGCCCTCATTATAGCAACTCGGTCAATGGTTGACGCAAAGCAATCATGGACCGTGACCATGGGATATGGCCAACTGCTGACAAACTGCTGGAGGAACGCCGAGTCATAAGAATGGACGAAATCCGCAGCCATCCCGCGTGACGGAATCGGGCCGGTGTATCGAGTTACAGCGAGACTGACTTGTCTCCCGCGATACACCCACCCCAGGGTCCCGGCATGTTCGGACGACTGCTGATAGCTGGCCACCCTGAGACCCATTGGTGTCACCCAATGCGGCATGACGCCAGCCTTAATCATCAGATTCGCCGTCATCCGCAGCCATTTGGACAGTCCCTCGACACCCGGCAACACCAGCCGCCTGGCCTGCCACCCGGCAGACGCCATCGAGACCGACAAATCCTTGAGGCGCAATCCATTCTCGGTGAAGTATTGCATTTCATCACGCATGTAATCAGCAACAGCACCTTCTACCGTTTCATACCCAGCACCATAAATCAATGGCATAAACATTGCCTTGAATAGCTTGCGGCCTGGCTTGTTCTGCAACCACCATTGATAGCATTTAATTTTCTTGCTATCTTCCTCTTTCTCTAGCTCAGTTCTAATGACGTGCATGGCCCATTCCCCCATGTGGCTATAGAGATCACCGTATCCATTGCCGATGACATTTGTTATGCGGGCCAGCTCGGCATCCCGCGTGAGGCAGGCGACGTGGCCATACCCTGAAGTCGATTGATCTAGCTGAAACGGAATGCCCGTCGTGATTCCCGGATCGGCCACAAACTCATGCCACAGCATCGCCAGGCGGATGTATCTCCAGGGTTCTTTCATCCCCGACCAGATTCCGATTGTTCCCTCAGGGTCGGCACCGCAGTACGCGAGTTTCTCCGACTCTGTGCCAAACCACTGAATAAGCGGTGTTCCCCACAGCCCTTTCTGCCCAGCCGCCTGGCTGACGCCGTACATCAGCTCAATTTCATTCCCCTTGACTGGGCCTTCCTCGGGGAAGCTCAGGGACTGGCGTTTGTAGTCCGCCCCCTGATAGCCGACCTGTCCACCCTTGGCATAGATCCTGCCCCTGCGGTCCATGTAATGAACAAACCATAGTTCATCGGCCTGGCGTTTGGATAGTTCGGACAGGCTCACTCTCCACTGAACATAATTCGACCGTTCGCCGCGCCTCGTCCAATCCTTTTTCCATGCGATCATCTGACGTGCAAACACGGTTGCGTTTGATAATCGAATAGGTCGCTTCATTGGTGGCGTGCTAAGCAATCCACCCACGTTGAATTGCTTGTGGTGACAGTAGATCACCAGCTCAACCATGGCAGGATCAATCACCAGAGATTGCGCCTGCAATTTATTGACTGCTTTGATGACTTGAGGCTTAAGGTGTTTGCTGACTTCTGGCCAAAACTCCCGTTCGACCTTTACCAGATTGGTGGCGATTGTCTGATAACCGCCATCACTGAAGTCCGTCCATTCCTTTGGCGGCATCAGCATTGGCATGTTCCGAATGGCAAACAGACTTCTAATTCCCTTCCATCTGTCCAAAAAGTCGTAATACAGAGCCGTGTATTCCACCCACCGTTCTGCCCTTACGGCACCGACAGCCCGCTCTTTAATCGTTGCCATTTTGGTTGCTTCACAGAATGTATCCAAGAAGAAACGTCCAATGGCCCGTTTCTCAACGGGTTCCATGGGCTTGTAATGCTCCACTGCGGCCCGAAACTTGGAGTCCAGCATGATCTGCTTAATTGCGCTCATTCCCAGGTCTCCAGCGCACATAATACCAAGACCTTTTAAGTGATAACTATTCTTCCAATACGGATCACGCAGCCAGCGTTCATACTCGCATCCTGCCCCGATGCGTGCCTCTAGCTTGGATGCTTTGTATTCGTTGAAAGGTGAACCTAGCAGCAGGGAAAACACAACCCCTGCGCCAATCTCTAACGCCTCGTCATTGTCAATGTATTGGTTCAGGTGCCCATACTTCCCTGCCCTAAATCGAGATTGAACCGCAATCTCTTTCAGGTATTCCATGTAAGTCGTGACAAGTTTCTTGCCAATGACATTCCCTGGTGCCCTCATCCATCCGTCCCGGAATGCACTATCTACCCCGGATCTGCGCTGCCAGTGCTCAAGATCCACCTGGCGACGGTAGGCATCATTCGATTGTTGCATGAGATCAACGCTAGACACTAGCTGCTGCAATGGGTTTGGGGTTTCTATGATCTGGATTCTTTATGACCGATTACATCAAGTGACAAGCAGAAAATAGAAACCCTGTGATAGCAAGGGTTTTCAGCCATTTCCCTGCCGCAAGATCAGGTCCAGCGGCAGGGAATCTCAGGTGAGCTTACGGATCATTCATTGCCATGGGGAAACTGATGCCTGCCCCATGAATGTACCGCTCACTCACCAGTATCGAGCTGTGTCCTGCCCATTCCTTAATCTGTGCGCTGCTCCAGCGCATTTGTGCCAGCTCCGTTAGGCGAGTGTGCCTGAGAGTGTGAATAACCCAATTCTGCCTGATGTAATCAGACAGGCTCAGCGCATCACAGACCAGATCCCTTGTGATGTAGTGAATCCGTAGATAGGTGTCATAGCTGACAGGGAACGGACTGGATAGCCCCATCTTTCTCACAGCACTAATGGTCTCAGCCGCCTCGGGGAACATGGGCAGCCGTCGTGCCTTTTTCCCCTTGGTCAGAATGAATTGGACATTGCCTCGGCTGTCCAGGTTTTCCCACTGCAGCGATAGCGCCTCGTTGACCCTACATCCCATGTAACGAAGGAATAGGGTCAACTCTGCCATGATGGCAACATTTTGACGCTGAGACGCACTGCGCCTGGCCCGTTGACCCGGTGCCAGTTGCGGTTCAGCAGCCAGCCGGCGCATGGCGGCCACCTGTAGCTCAACCCAATGGGGTTCCACGATCAGGTCCCGGGCTTCGGGCAGGGCCAGGGTCCGGGGCTCCGGCAGCAGCGGCAACACCTCGATCAAGCCCAGCCGTTGCGCCCTGGACAACATCACCCGCAGGGCTGACAAATACACGCGGAGCGTACTGTTCGCCATGCCTGCAGCCCTACGTGCAGACACCCATTCGTCTATTGCTGCCGTGGTGAGATTGGCCACCATCAAAGGCTTGCCGAACCAGTCCACCACCCTGGCGGCCCGCTCCTGGCTTGATGGGGAATGCTGCCAGTCCATCGAGCAGCATTCCCGGTACAGCCAGTGCCAGGTCCCATGACGGTCGGTTTCGTCATGGTGATCGAGCATTAGCTGGCGTTTCAGCTCACGTTCGAGACGTTCAGCCTCGGCCTGGCTGCTGCAGCGGCGACGGATGCGGCGGCCATGCACGTCAACATCGGCCAGCCAAGAATTGTCAACTTGATAGACGGTCATAGTAGGTCGGAGAGAAGTTGGATGAATTGCTCGCCGGAGTCAGTGAGGTAGACCTGCATAATTCGCTCATCCTCCTCATCCCTTTCGGTGCGGATTAGCTTGAGGCTAGTCTTGTTCACCGTGTCCTTTCTGCCCTTGGATAACAGGCGCAGAGTGCGTGAAACAGCAGACGATGACAGCCCTACAGCCTCAGCAATGTCTGACTGCTGACGCCCCGATGTGAGGGCAATAGTCAGCAGTACGTCAAGCTGGCTGAGAGTTAATCCAGGGTGCTTGGCTAGGCACAGGCGGATGGCATTGTGGAGACGAGCTAGTGGTTCCCGTTGTTTCATTGTTCCTGGTGGAATGGTAGACGCTAGGGATAGTAACGCCCTGTCTACCATTCTTTCGGCGCTGCTGCACAAGTGCCTCAGTTGCACAGAATCATGTAATACCTCCAGTCAATGACTAGATACACTCTAATGAGAAACGACACACCGACTGTTAGAGTTGCGCAAGGGTAACGCAAGCGTCGCTGATAGTAGACAGCCTGAAAGCGTCGATCACTAAAAGCATCATCAGTCAGCGACACGTTCAGAAACCAGTCGATAGGGAGCCAGATCCCCCGGCCCTGAGTCTTGAGGGGATTCCTTAGGAAAGAAAGCATGACTGAAGTGAGAGAATGTAGAAGGAGCGGATAAGTGAATTGCGCATCCACTGATAGCCATTCCTAGGGCGAATCCTAGGGCATGACAGGCAGACACTTTAGGGTTCGCAAGACTTTCGCATGGACGCAAGCCTCTTGCGCACGGCATACGCCCTCTGCAGGTTAGAGCGTGCCTGTCGCTGAGATTCCTCAGATTGTTTGTCATTCCAGGCAATGTCGTAGTTGTTATCTATGAAGCAATCCAACCCCATTGACAGCAGGAATAGATCCCGCTGCGACAGGGTGGTGACAACCTTTTTATCCATTTAGGCTCTCCAGGTGGCGTCTCAGTTCATCGGCAGAGTAGAGCCGGCCCCATGGGGAGCCAACCCTTTGCCGTGCCTCGACCCGGCCATCTGCCAGGAATCGCAGCAGCCAGGGCCAGTAATGGCGACGGATTGCGTCGCGTTGTTTCTGTGTGGTTTTCATTGGTAGCAGTCGCGGTCGTACTGGTTAATCAGCCGGTTTGCCTCATTGTCCAGTTGTTGATTCACAGCATGGGCATACGTGGCAACGCAAATCAACGCGGAAACGTCGCCGCTTTCATACGCTGGGTCTGCCAGTTCCGAAAGGTACATAAGGTCCTGTGTATGCCCTAGCCGCTCCAGTCGCTGGCAGGTCTCGTTAATACAGACCATCAGTTCATCGACGTAGTTCATTGTTCCATTGTTGAGTGTGGATAAGAGGGCCGGATTGAACCGGCCCGAGTGTTGCCTAGTCTGCAGATTCCCAGCAGGTTCTAGACCAGATGGGGTCCGGTTGCGTGGCCTTTGTTTCGGCTCGCCACCGTAGAAAGTCCTCAAGGATTGGCCGATTCTCACAGGATCTGCAGACTTCGGAATCAGAGTATTCGCCGCAGTTAATGCTGAGGCAGGATTGTGGGTAAAAGCGTTTCATGGTCACTCCTTAATGTCACAGGGAACGGATGCCAGGCCATTACCTTTTCTGAGCTGCCAGAGTATAAACTCTGCGAACTCTTTAGCAGCGGACAGTTTAGGAAAGTCGCCATAAACAGACCAGTCCGTGTCATCCAGGCAGAATGATAGAAACCAGGCCGTGCAATAGTTGCCAAAGTAATCTGTTCTGTCAGTCTCGCATTTTTCGATCTCAAACTTGACCTTTGATTCCTCGCCCCATGGATAGGCAGAGCCTAGGATAATCTCCGGGGAATCGGAATTAAAGTAACAGTCTTGCCATTCAATGATAGCCAGTTGCAGATAAGATGGACAGAATGTGGGCATGATTAAAGCTCAGGTGAGTGTGGATAAATAACCAGTGAATCAGCTTATTTCCCGGCCTTAGGGTGAGTATCGGCAATGAAGATGTAACAATCGGCAGTGCAACCTACGGCCTGAATTGTGAAGCTAAAAAAGTCGTTCTGCAATTCAATTTTCTTAAGCACAGCCAGCGCTGCGACATAATGTGCGGCAGCGCCTGTTAAGCGTGGGTCATGGTCAACAACGGCCCGGAAGGTGGTCTCGTTGTCACGCTTGCACGTTGCAATAATTCGCGCATCACGATGATCGGTCATTGCGTGGAACCTAGTTACAATCGCAAGGCCCGTAGGAATGTCGTTGATGTCAGGCTGAGGCAGGTCGAGAGGTTTCATGGTGTTTCCTTTGTTTTGTTTGTGTGGATAAATGGGCCGGATTAAACCAGCCCGGCAATGCTTATCAGGCTGCTATTGGCGCTTCACGGAGCGCCTTAAGCTCATCTTTGGTGATGACAGCGAGCGAATCTGCCGGGTCATCATTAAGCCAGTCAGGCTTCTCCCTGATGTATTTATGGCAGAGCAAAATCCGAACCTTGGCATCATTCTCGGACAGTGCGCCCATGTATAGGCTGCGGCTTGCGTACGTTCTAACCATGTAGAGCGATGCACAATGCCCATCGAGCGACTTCGTGATCCTGGCCATTAAGGCAGGATTAAAACAGTAGCGACCGAGTTCGCTTGGCTCGTTTGTGCTTGGCCAAAGCTTGTCAGTGTCAGGATAACAGTCGCCATCGTGCTTAAAGTCTTGCCTTACAGTCGAGCTTTTAGACGAAAGCTCAACTGTTAGACTTTCGCCGTCAAGTGTGATAATGGCGCGAATCGCCTTAGGGTTTACCTTTAAGACACAATCAGGCAGGTAGGCTGTAACCGGCTCAGTCTGTAGAGTTTCGGTGCTGCCAGGCCACCGGATCTCCCCCATAAGGAAGCCGTCTGTAGCTGATAAGGTGTAGGTTCCATAATCCTCCCCCAGTGGATCGTATGTCAACCGCAGACGGGTCAGCTCACGTTTATGGCCCCGAATGAGCGCAGTCCTGGGCGTCCATTGTGCGGCAATGGCGAGCATCGGCGCAGGAATAGAAAGGGTAGTGGTCATGGTGAGAGTTACCTTTGTTTGTGTTTGTGCAACCGCTGAGGGTTGCAGCTAAAGGGGCAGACAATCTGCCCCCCTAGGTGCATCCATCAGTCGGCAAGATCGGCCGATTCTGTGGCCGTTTCGGGTGCGATAAGGTCAGCGGCTTGTCTGGCTGCTGAAAGGACCTTAAACAGTGCTTTAGGTTCATCCCGCAGGATGTTTGTCCAGTGTTTCAGGTATGCCGCGTGACCCTGGAGGTCGTAGCCAATCTCCAATCGAAGGCAGATGAGCACAGCAGCCAGCTCCGCGATTAATTCTTCCCGTGCGTATTGCTGCGATCCAAACGCACCGCCAAACGTACGCTTTAGCCTGGATTCGTGACCGGTGCTGTGAGCTTGTTCGTGCGCCCACGTTGCGCAGAATGCCTCACGCGATCGGAAGTCCGACGGATCAGGCATCCTGATGGTGTCCAGGGATGGCACGTAGCACGCCACAGATCCGCCGTAGGTTGTTTCTACTGGCCATGCACCTAGGACAGCCTCAGCAGCATCTAGCCGCTGCGACTCGGGGCGATCAGTGCCGCTGCCGATCGCGGTACGGATCGCCGCTTCGAGCGTCTCAGATGACTTGTCATCGACGCCGACGAGATCGGCAGCGTTAAACACACACACGACCTTGTAACTAACCCAGCTCTTAATGACAGGATCAGCGCCGTCTTCGCCCTCGTCCTCCCTGACGTTCAGTTGCGGTCTCAGAATCCTTACTCCCTTGCAACCCTTGCGGGGTAGCCATCCTTTGGACTTGGCCGCCCCGTAGCCGATCCAAAGAGGCATCCCTTGATGGCCACCCATAATGGCGCCCATCTCCAGGAGAATAGGATTGCTTCCACTGTATTCGTGACCTGTTAATAGGTTGCGGTGCTTGCCATTCCGTGGTGTCCAGGGCTTCTGCCACGGTGGCAGGTCTGACCGGTCCATAAGGTCAGCCAGATCGCTGACCAGCTTCTCCTCTGCCGTGGGTCCGTTGTACGTCTTGCGTGCCATGGTGTTTTTCCTTTGTTTGTGTTCGTGCAACCATTGCAGGGTTGCAGCTAAAGGGCAGACAATCTGCCCCCTAGGTGCATCCGTCAGTCTGTAAGATCAGCCGATTCCGTGGCCGTTTCGAATACGGCAAGGCGGTGGATCGGGTTCCAGGCCATCAGTGCTGGGCCCCCCAGCCGTTTCCCTCATCGCAATGACAGGACAGGGGCACGGACAGGGGCACGGTGTCGCATGGTCCAAGGATTAGGAGATCGCCAGCAGATCCCCCGCTCAGGCGGGCCATCTTGCGGGTCCACGCCTCGGCATCCGCCAAGGTGGCGAACCTCTTGAAAGGGTGGAACGGGTCAGGGTCGTATCGGTCGGTGACGAGAAAGGTCATCGTGGTTCCCATCGTTGTGGTTCTGCCTGATCGCCAGGCATGCGGAAACTAGGACGTCCGTGGCTGTCTGTCAACCATCCCGGTCCGATCCGTAGCGGAGCCCCGGCAACCATTGCCAGTAGGCGAGCGGTCGGGCATCGCCAGACGGTCGGGTGATAACTAACAGCCTGGCAGGTTGGGATAACTAACATTATGAACGGTGGGATAACTAACAGTATGCACGGTGGGATAACTGATAGCCTGGCAGTCGGTGTGACTATCAGCCTGCTGGCAGGTGTAACTATCAGCCTGCTGGTCGGTGTAACTATTAGGCTGGCAGTCGGTGTAACTAACAGGCTGCTGGCTGGTGTAACTATCAGCCTGCTGGCAGGTGTAACTGACAGGCTGCTGGCTGGTGTAACTATCAGCCTGGACGGCATGGTTTAGTTAGTCGGGACTCGCGTGAGACAATACATAATTAAATTGTTCAGCGTGTTAGTATCAGTCAGGGCCGGCAGTCACCAACACAAACCAGCCGACGGATCATTAGAAGTATCCCTGGCCCCCAGTCAGGCACTGATCCAGGCGGCACACATCGGACCGCGCAGACACACAGGGGGCCAGGGGGGAA